GCAAAGACTCAGAAATGGTTTCTTTCTTGGACCATTTGCTGAACCTTTTTTTCTTAGTAATACTATTTAGTAAAAACGAAAATTGCCAGTTCTTTGGAATCCCATAATGGCGATTCATTTCGTTGGCATACAATAGGGTATCTGGAAAATAAGATAACCCTTTATTGACGATCCAAGCATTATAATCCTTATGTGCTTGGGGATCTTCAAATAGGTTCTGCTTCGTAAAATTTATTGCATTAATATAATCAAATGGACTCATGAATCAAACCCGACTTCTTTCAAATTATCAGGAGTCGCAGCAAACCTTTTACCTGGATATCTTTTATCCAAATTTTCTTCTAGTTCTTTGCGAGTAGTTCCCTGAGCCATAAATGTATTGTCGGGAATTGAATATACAAAATATCCGTGTTCTACCTTCTCAATTTTAATAGGAAGATATTTCTTTTTAATTTCTTCCAATTCAGTTTCAAAATGCTTTGTTATTTCAGGTTCATCTTCTTTGAGTTTGTTTATTTGTTGTATTGCATGTAACTCTCTTAGAGACCATCCAATACGTGCGAAAACCATAGCAACAATTATTAGTAGTAATAGATCCATATAGCATACCTTTACTTAAATTTGCACTGAGCCATAATCTCAGTCAGTGCTGCCATTATATTTATTTCTTGGTCTGCTACGAATGCTGCTTTGTATTGATAATCTGCCAAAATGAGAACAAGTTGTGGAATACTAACTTCTTGCATATTGACAATTGCATTATCATATAACTCACGGAATAGTGGTGCTGTTCCCAGTTCACTATTCTTACCGACCCACTTACGGACTTCACCAAAGTTCTTTTCTTTCATATCTTTGATGAGTTGTTTGTAGGATTCTGCACTGGCATTAATAAGGATGCCCGAATCAATCTTACCTGAAACAGAATAACGCTGTAGTTCGTTTAGGATACGACGATAATCAGGGAAGTGTTTAATGATGAGTTCTGATACTACCTTTGGGTCGAACTCAATATTCTCTTGTTTAAGGATCTGTGCTGCACGCTTAAAGAATGTAGCTGCGATCTCCTGCTTATCTTTGGAATCGATCTTAAACTCAACTACCGCACAACGAGAATGTAGGGGTTCAATAATTCGATTTTTGAAGTTACAGGTGAATATAAAAGAACAGTTGCCAGAGAACTGCTCAATAAAGTTACGTAAAGCTGGCTGCACGGACTCAGCATTCATATAGTCTGCTTCGTCAACGATAACTACCTTTTTGGCATCAGTCAAAGAAACTGTAGACGCAAAGTTCTTGATTGTGGTTCGCAGAGTATCAATGGAACGACCTTCATCAGATCCGTTAATCATAATATAGTCAGCTCCAACTTCATTACAAAGTGCTTTAGCAATGGTGGTTTTACCAACACCAGCTGTTCCGCAAAACAAGAAAGTTGGTAGCTGTCCTTTAGATACATATTCCCTGAATGTCTGTTTCAACGATTCAGGGAGAACACAATCATCAATTTTTTGCGGACGATACTTCTCTACCCACAGAAACAAATCATCACGTGATTCAATCATAATAAATTCCTTATAACAAAATTAAATATCAAAAATATCTGTCGTTTGGTGTATGGGTATGTGAGTCAATAACCTTTAAATTAAAAGTGAAAGAAATTCTATCATCATCTGATCTATTTTCTTTAACTGCATGCTGTATATTTGATGGAGCTACTACCAAAGAATGTTCAACTGGTGGCACATAATGTTTAACTGCAGTTATGTTATTTCGATCTTGAAAATACTTGGCTGCAAAATTATAATATGTACTAACATCTGGAGTGAAATATACTAAGTCACCACACTCAGGTTTGGCTTTAACATAATATGTTCCAGATAAAACATTGCCAGGATGTGGATGACTTTCTAGATGAGATCCAGGTGGATAAATGTTAAACCAAACAGAATCAACAACAAGATTAACTGTCGGTCTGGGGTTTAATTCTTTAAAGCATGGGTTCACTAAATCAAAAACCATCTTCATTAGTTTTGCAGTTTCTGGAAATGGTAAAAAGTCTTTATTTGTTAAATTAAAACTTTTCCACTTTAGCGTATATTTAGAATGTCCCTCTGGATTTCTATATTCGGGGTCTTTAGTTCTAAGTGTATATGCATGGTTGGCAACTTTAGAATTGTCTATTGCCAAATTATCCCACTGCCAAATTGGATATGTAAATATATCCGTTCTTTTCATCAATAACTCACTCAAATGTTGAGTCTGCTTCAACAGCAACATAATAAACCAAATCTCCAGCACCTTTGAAGCGAGAGATCTTCTTGGAAGAAATGCTCACATCATAATCGCCAGGAAGCATCTTTAGGTTCTCAACTTTCAAGTTTGCTTTGAAAGTTTTGTTTGTAGTTCCAACGCTCTCATTAAAAGAGTTTGCTGTAGAATTCTTCTTGTCACCAACGACTGCAGTGATAGATGATCCGTCACCAATAATAGACAAGTCTTCGCTACGAAGAACGCCAGCAGTCTTGCGAATCATATCCAACTGAGTCGCAGTTAGTTTAAAATTGATTTCTGCTTCAGGGAATGTAATCGCCTTTTGTGGAGCAGTCAATACTTCAGGTGATGCAGCGAAGTATTTGATAGTACTCTTACCTTGTTTGATAGTCACATACTTATCGCTGAATTCAAGTTCAGGATCTTCAAACAAAGACATGGCACCCAAGAACTCATTGAGATCGTAGATACCAAAGTCAGGGAATGTTTCTGCCACTGTCGTGTCAGCCATCACATTTTTCTGCGATGAGATTGTTGCAAGTTTATTACCTTGCTTCAACAACAGGTTGCTGTTAATACCAGCAAAGTTTTTAATTACTGCAACTGTTTCTTTAGATAACTTCATTGTTTCTCCTATTCAAATGTAACATAACTATGTATTCTTATTTTACTCTCAAAATACATAAAAGTAAAATTATTTTTCATCTTTAGAATATTTCACATCGTGTTCATATAAGAACATCAAGCAACACATTGCATGCGCCAAGTGATTCTTTCCAGTTTCGGGATCGTTTTGCTCTCCCTCTTTCCATGCCCAGAGATGTCTTTGCATTGCATCAAAATATCTACGCTTAGAATCTGGAACATGTTTCCAATTATCTGGTTCGTATTTCTCCGCACCAAATGTTAGAATCTCTACAGTTGCTTTTAATGCCAAAGGTGGAATCAAACCATATTGTAGTTTGCCACCATCAAATTTACGACCACCTGTAGTGGCGTTTTGGGATTTTTTAACTTCTTCTTTAGTTGCCATTATATCTCCACTACAAAAATTAGTGCTGGTTTATCATTTTATAGTCTCAAACCAGCAAATGTCGACTGCATCGATTTATCGCTCTTTAGTTTAAAGTCTGCTCAGCGAAAGGACGCACTTGTCCTGTGGAGATACGACTCTGATTAACCACGTGTGAATAAGTTGGAACCTGAAATACGAGCAGCCAAACTAATCATACGACGTGAAGGTTGACCCATACGGTACTTAACAACTTTAGAGCCATTCACAACTGCGTCATTTGCGTAAACACAATAACCTTGCTCACGCAGATTACGGATTGTGCTAGCAGGATGTGCAATACCAAAAGATGCAGTAATCTGCTTGGCAGTAAATACCTTACCGTTCTTCAAATGCTTCAAAAGTAGATCTTGTTTAGACATTATAAAATATCTCCATAATTAATCGCCATCAATAAAAAAGATCGGGGGAGGTGATGGCATTACCTCTTCCCCGACTGGAAACTAGAAGATTAAACTTCGATACCATTCTCACGCAAGATTGCATTGAAATCTTCAACATCTTGATCGTGAGTAGGTGACTCATCAACAATTTGCTCCAAACGAGTTTTCTTAGGAGCAGTTGCTTTAGGGGTTTTAACCTTAACAACTTTAGGTTGTTTCACTTTCACTGCTTTAGGAGCAGACTTGGCAGCAACATACTCAGAAAGTTCTTTCTCAGATGGCCATGGCATTTGATAAGTACCACGTCCAACGATGTTAGTTTTCTGAAGCCACATAGGGAAACCGAGTTTCTCACCAGTAGAGCCACGCTGTTCTTTCAGAAGAAAGTAACCAGCAAGCAACTCTTTCCAAGTAAGATCTTTCTTAGTTTTATACTGCGGACAAACATCCAGAATACGCACGCAAAATGCTTTTTGTGCTTTAGACAGATCTGCAAACTTTTTCATAATATATACACCTTTCAAAGTTAATAATCAACTACAAAAACAATTATACACTAAAACCCATTATTTGTCAAATTAAAATGGAACTTCCTGAGTAGGTTCTTGCACAACTGGTGCTTGCTCTACTACAGGTTCTGGTTGCGGGTTTGCAACTTTATCATAAAGGTCAATAAATGCAGCTTTAGTTGCAGCATCGAAACGATTGCAACAGAGTTCAACTGCTTTCTGACGATTCTTGAAAATCGCAAACGCACGAACGATGTGAATCATACGACGAGTCGTAATGGTTTCATCCACACCACCATCCTCGAAAGTGCGACGGATTGCATCTGCCCACTTAACGAGTGTCTCTGCAAACTCTTCGTCAATACACGAATAAGTTTCCATGAGATTCTTGATAATTTTAATTTCTACTTTTGCAGCAGGATATTCTTGCTCAAAAGTAACAGCAAATCGCTCCAAGAATGCTTCGTTCAGAATGTTAGTACCGATGTAACGACCATCGTCTGAACCCTTACCCTTAGTATTCGCTGTTGCAATAACATTGAATCCATCAGCAGGAACAATCATCTCATTCTTGAGTTTGAAGTAATAAGGTTTACCCTCGAGGATCGGCTGCAAACACAGCAAAGTATTGGCAGAGCCAGCATCGATCTCATCAAGCAACAGAGTCGTACCAGTACGCATAGCAATCAGAACTGGTCCTTCAACAATTTGTACGTTACCATTCTCCAAAGTTTTGGAGCCAATAAGTTGCTCTTCGTCAGTCATCATGTTTAGGTTAACACGAATCAAAGGTTTCTTATACTTGGCACAAATTTGTTCAACCATGGTTGACTTACCATTACCAGTTGGACCACTAATGTATGCAGGATAGAAAATACCTGACTTAATGATAACTTCCAAGTCTGAGTAATTACCAAAGGGAACAAAGTTATTGTCCTTCTTAGGGATTAGTGCTTTAGTATTTGAATAGTCCACAACAAAAGATTCTTCAGGTTCTGGTTTGGTTTTAACTACGGTATTACCCACAACTGCTACTGCAGGTTTACCACCATTGATAGAATACAACCCACGACCGATTACATCTTGCATCAGCCAAAGAGGATGGTAGTCGATTTTGTTTTTGCTACGAACTTCGAGCAACTGCTTACGTGTCACAGTACCAGAAGTTTTAACATCAGGAAACATCTCAAAGAGTTTATCTTCGAAGAATGCTTTTTGTTGCTCAGTAATTTTTGCCATCTTTCACTCCAGTCATAATAAAATTGAAACAACACACCAAGAATTTTCATTCTATAATAAAATTATACCCTATTTTTGAATTATTGTAAAGCCCCAAAAACCCTCTGAAATAGAGGGTTCCAGGAAACCCTTGCAAAATGTAGGGTTATGCAACATATCCAATAAAGTTATTCAGCAATACTCGGCTAGTTTTCTTGGTATTCAAGTACTTACCGAAAGTTTTTGCAATATTCTTAGCATTGGCTTCTGGGTTAACATCCAACTCTCCCTCCACGATTTTCGTAGAAGATTGCGGGATCAAGAACAAATCGTCACGACCTGTATTCTTGATAGAAGCAAATCCCTGACTACGGAAATCTTTCCTCCAAGATTCAATCAGAGAATAAGTATCTCCCCTGAATCCAGGAATATTTGCACCGATAGCAGAATTCAAATCTCTGCGATGATTGTTGCAGATATGGAAACCTAACAAAGCAAGATTGTAACGATCCTTAATCATTCTCAAGAGAACTTCAGTTTGTTGATTACCATATCTTGAGAACTCATATGTTTTCTTAGTCTGCTCATCACGAATAAAATGTTTCTGTTTAATACGCTTATACTCAGCACCATCGATATGAGTACGATGATCATCCAATCCACGATGATAATTGGGCGACAGACTATGACCCTCGCCATCGGTAAGAGTAATAAGAGTCATCTTTTCAATATTATTGTTTTTAATATAAGAGCCGATATTCTCATAGCACCACACCAATGCTTCGTTCAATGGAGTGCCACTTGTTGAATATCCTTCATTCCACTGAAACTTAAAGTGCAACAGGCGACGAGCCATAGAGTTAAACTCGCTAGTAGTCATTTTGTTGCTAAACAATTCAAGAAGATTAAAATTACTTGACGCATCAATAATATTGGCATCTTGATGTTTCTGTTTTTTGTTCTCCCTAAACTCGTGTTCATAGGTACGTCTTTGGGTCAATTGTTCCTCAGACGTAATTTTATTACGATAAGTTTCGCTATAAGAAGTTGTGAAAGCCAAAACACGATAAGGGATTTGAGCACGATTGCAGAACATGGCAAGATTGATAACTTGCTTTAATGTATCCTGTAACACATCGCACATGGAACCCGACCAATCAAGCAACATAATCATGCCATGGTTTTTACCTTGCGGTATGGTCATAACACGTTTAAAAATATCATCTCTAAGTTTATATGCATAAACCTGTTTCATATCGAGAGAACCAACTTTGGATACTCGAGCACGTTTGTAAAGAGTAGCACTCTTACGCATCTCGAACTCTTTTACAAGATAGTTTACTGCACGCACGGAATCAATTTTGAATTGGTCAAATTCTTTCTTGTTTTGTTTCTCCACGTGGTCGATAGAACTTTGATCCCAATGACGCATACGATTTGATTGAATATCATTAGAATCATCCATTAGCCACTGCTCTGGACTTTTGGTTTCTGCCAAAACAGTTTTGAATGGAACTAACACTGGATCCATATATTCGGTGTCAAATTTCCAGTAATTGTATTCAGTATCGTTGTCTGCCAACTCACTCAATTTATCAGCAAAATAACGATCTGTCTTTGACTCCAAATCATCTTCTTGCTCAGCTTTTTCATCATTCTGTTTACCAGCACGATCTTTCATCATTGATCTGAGTTCTTCGAGTTCTTCATCTTCTAGTTCGTCAAAGTTCTCATCATAATCAATATCAAAATCTGATTCGATAGGATCTTCGTCTTCTGAATCCTCTTCGTCTCCGTATTGCATTTGCATTTGTTTCTTACGTTCTTCCACGTCTTTCTTGGAGTATTCGTAAACATCGTTAGCCAAAGCAATAACATCTTCAATCGTTTCAGTGCGTTCTGCACGTTCAACAAATAGTTTCTCTTGTGGAGAGAATTTCACTCCACAGAAATAACCTGCTTTAAAGTATAGATTGATTCGATCGATGAGCAACAAAGTATCTAGCGATTGCAATGCTCTGACACCAAAGAAGTCACGTTCATTGAGTTGCTTGTATCCATCACTCATACGTTTACGTAGACCAGGATACTTGCGTTTGATTAGTTTCTCGATGCGAACATCCTCGAGAATGTTTAGGTAACCTTTAAGTTTGGGGTTTTGTTCGATAGGAGTCATATACTCTTCGGTTGTATAAAGAGCATGACCAACTTCGTGACCGATAAGCATATCTTCAATATCAGGGGTCATTTCTTTCCACATCGGTAGAGTCAACACACGACTCTTGATATCGAAAGATGCAGTGCGAGTTCTTGCACGGACAACTGATAGATTTTCAGTTGCAAGAAGTCGAGCAGAAAGATCCGATGCACGCATTTCCATTATTTATTCTCCATAAGCAAATTCAAATTCAACAAGAGTAAGTAGGTTTTCAATTTCTTTGCGATTCACCAAACGAAGATCGTCGCTGAAAACTAACTCATCGGATACACCATATTTACCAGCCAGTACTACAAGTTCAAAATCGGTAAAATCAGTCCACATATAATTCTCCAATCTATAGTAGAATTATGCCCGAATTTTGAATATTTGTAAAGTCCTACTCTAAGTCATTGATTTTATTGGAAAAAATAACCCTACAGGACGTAGGGTTTTAGGCAATAACGCTGAAGTCGTTGCGTTTCTCGAACTTAATAACCGACCTAAACTTATCAAAGAGTTGGTCGCCTTTATGGGAGATAACAAAAATATTACTCTTCTCGCCGAACTGATTCATCAGGTTTAAGAAGTAATCAGTTCCAGCTGTGTCAAGCGAGGAATCAAAAATCTCATCAAGCAATAGTAGATTTGTATTGACAGAGTTTTTCATTTTTGCAATCTGTCGCCAAGTAAATAGAATTGCTAAGTCAATACGCATCTTCTCACCCTCAGAAAAACTTGCGTAAGTAAATTCATCACGATGTCTTGACTTGATAACTTCATTAAATGCTTCATCAAGTTCAAAGTGAATATAAGTATCCATTGCGTTCAGATACTTATTAATTAACTTATTCATGGCAGGTAGATACTCACGAATGATTGCAGTTTTAATACCAGTATCTTTTAATAGAACTGAAGCGACTTCTTCAATATTTCTTTGCTCTTGTAAAGTTGTTTTGTTTTTGATCTTCTCCATCGCATCTTCAGCGAGTTGTTTTAATTTGGACTTCTCTTCATCGATGTTAGTTGTGTCAGATTTAATCTTTTGGGACTCAGTTTCAAGTTCTGAGATCTGACGATTGAGTAAGGTAATCGATGAGTTCTTTGTAGATAGTTCAATGTTCTTATCGGCAATCCTCTGTATCGTTTCATTAATTTCAGATAATTTTTCTTTAAGTTTGGTGAGGACTGTGTTGAGTTCAGTAACTTTATCGTTTTGTTCTGACAACTTCTCATTAAGATCTTTGATAATGGTCTGCTTGTATTCCTCTGTGATATCTTGGTTACAACTTGGACATATTTCATGTTCATTAAAAAAGTCCATATTGTGCTCGCAAGTTTCGACTTTTTGTAACAGTCGTTGTTGGAGTTTATTTGCTTTCTCGAGGTCTTCGTTAACTTTGTCCTGGTTTTTAATCTTATCTTTAAGTACTGTAATTTCTCCGACAAGGACATCAATCTCTGACTGGTTTCGCTCAACCTCTTTAGTGCTTGTAGCGATTTTCTCTTCGATGGATCTAATATTATCTGCTTTCGCATCCGAGATAGTTTTAATAATTGCATTTTGTGCTTCGACCTTAGTCTTCGCATTAGCAATTTCATTTTCAATTTTGGTGATCGCATCTTTAGTTTCCTGTGCTCGTTCTTTCAACAATTGATTCATTGTAGAGAAAATGCGAATATCAAGAATATCTTCAATTACTTCTCTACGTTGACCCGATGGTAACTGCATGAATGGGACAAAAGATGCAGAACCTAAAATAACTACTTGCGTGAATGTCTTGTAATTAAGTTTAAGTATTTGTTGCTCAAGACTCTTTTGATAATCTCTGGATGCAGCATCTTGATTAATCAAAACATCATTCTGCCAAATTTCAAAAATGTTTGGTCTGATACCACGAACAATTTTATAAGCAGTAGGACCAATATTAAACTCAATGGTGACCAAACAGTTCTTACCATTAATACTATTGATTAGTTGATTTTTATTGATGTTACGGAATGGTTTACCAAATAATGAAAAGCACAATGCATCTAAGATTGTGCTTTTTCCTTCACCATTCTTTCCGATGATTAAAGTAGTTGGGGATTTATCTAGTAATACCTTATTTGATGCGTTTCCTGTGGAAAGAAAGTTCTTCCACTCTACACTTTTAAATACAATCATTCACTCTTCCATTTCATACCCATAGACTTATAAATGAATCTCAATATAAAGTTGGGTTTCTTTTTAGAAATAACAGTAATTGGCATCGCATCTACATTTATAGTAAAAGATGGCGAGCCAATATTATTAGAGACAGTAGTCCAAGTTGTTGACGCATCGCCAATATATACCGTACCAGTATTAAATGGACCATGAGACCCAGCGATACCTTGTGCTCTGAGATAATATTGATGTGGAGAACATCGAGAAAAATCTAAGTCCAAAGGTATTTGCTCAGTCAATGGAAAGAAATATTCTATCTCTAGTTGTTTCATTATACCTCCACATTAATCGCTTCTGTATAAAGGGTTTTCATAAATGTTTTAACTTGTTCTTTATCAACATCAGTTTCAATACTATCAATGTAATTAGATAAAACGCTTACAGTGTCTTCAAGATTGATTTCTTCACCAATCTCTCCGTCTTCAAATTCAGACATGTCTTCGACAATCTTTATTTCATGACAACCTTTATTATACAACTTCTGAATAAATTTGTCAAACTTATAAAAGTCAGTTTTATTGACAACAACCAACTTTACAAATTTTTCTGCTAGATCAAGTTTGTCGATGTCGATGGGTTCGGATTCTTTGTCGGAATACTCAATTCTGGAGAACATAGTATATGGATTTGGGATAAATTCAAGTTCTCGTGTATCAAGACTAAACATGTGGAATCCCCTGCTATCATTATAATCTTGCCAAGTAAGTTCATAGGGATTACCGAGGTAATAAATGTGACCATCACTATTACGGTGATGATAGTGCCCACTAAAAACGAGATCGAACTTGTCAAACAGATTTTTATCCAATCCTTCATGAGATTGCATTCCTTTATACATAGCAAACCCAGCAATTTCAAAATGCCCCATGCAAATATCTGATTGCGTTTGCTTTAATTGATCGAGTGACTCTTGGTAATTCTCTGGGCAGATCCATGGTATCATACAAATTGGAACACCACCAACATATATCGTCTGTGGTTCTGCTATAACATTAATGTTTTTATATTCACGTAAAAGTAAATCTGGTGAATTGACATCGTTAGTGTTTTTATAATAAGTGTCGTGATTACCAGCTAACATGTGAACATTAATGTTTCGCTCAGCCAGTTTATCAAAAAACATTTCTTTTGCTCTTTGAAGAGCATAGAAATTTACATACTTACGTCTGTCAAAAGTGTCACCAAGAATAAGAACAGTATTAATACCAGCTGCGTCAATATTAGGAAAGAAAGTATTGTCATAAAATTTTTGAAAGAAATCTAAAAATGCTATACTATCATTCCTCGCACCAAAATGCTGGTCTGTGATGATCGCTATCTTCAACGTCTACCTCCAAGGTTAAAATTTTGTTGCTATTTTCTTTAATACTTTTTGTTAATTCTTCGATGTCAGTATATGTTCCCTCAGAAACCATTCCATCTGTAGTAACAACTCTCGCTCTAATCATAGGAATCCAACCTTTCTTGAAACTGGTTTATTATCTTGTTTATGAAAAACCTCAGCGATAGACCAAGAGTCTTTCACGCCATCCAATTTAACATTTAATTTAATCGCCAGTTTCTCCGCTTGTTCCTGTGTCAATTGGTTAAATGTCAGGATGTCAAAGCAACGTCCAGGACGAACTAGCGCAGAGTCAATATCACGAATACTTGGTAAGTTAGTTGAAAAAATCATTTTCTTACCTTTAGTGGTAACAAGACCATCACCTACGTTAAGGAAACGATGCATCATTGTATTACCATCATTACGTGATTTGAGAAACGCATCACTGTCTTCGAGAACCATTACGCTCTCATCAGATTCAATGAAATGTGCAAAGAAACCATCTTTATCTAAAATGTTAGAATCGTAAGATACGATGGCTGAAGAATTTGTATGTGAAAGTAGACCACGAATAAAAGTAGTCTTACCAGTTCCAGGTGGACCGATCAACAAAAGAATATTTGCTGATGAATCCATATAACGATCATAATAATCTTCCAGAGATTCATCACCGAGGAATGGATACATTTCTTTAATTGGTAGACGATCTCTGTTAAGAGGAACATTAACAGATTGACCATCGCCACTATATACCCACTCAATATGACAAGTTATTTGATCAAAAGTGCTCTCTATAACTTCAATAACATTATTAGCGAATTCAACATCACCATAAGCACGAACATCAGTAGTGTTATTATTCACATCAAACTTTATAAAATTGTTTGTGTTGTGTTCAACAATAAAACCAGATGATGTTGAAGATTGAACAAACAAACAATCACTGTATGCCAGTTCAGCCCACTCTTGCCACTTTTCACGATTGCACAAAACGGATGTGCGACGCAATACAGTGCTTATGTTAGCATCTGAACGACGCTTGAAAATCTCAGATGTAATTAGATCATCAACATCTGAAACTCCCAAAAAAATTTTGTTATCATTATTCATAATTGTATTCAAATTAAACATGTTATCATAGGCATCCCAAACATGCCCTCTTAAAAATTTTTCTTTCTTTCTTGCATTATATGTTCTAGAATATCTTTTAGAACGAATTCTTCTAATTACATCTTCAACTGAATGTGAAGATGCTAAACTTCTAATGTACCTACTCAGACTACTGCTGCTCATCTCCATCGCCTATAAAATCATCAAGGGTTTGTTTTTTCTTTTTACTTTTTGCTTTTTTCTTTTCAATGAAAGAATCATCAAAAGTTCCATGCTGTTGCATAAATTCAAGATATGCATTTTGAAAATGTCCATCTTCATCTTGCTCTTGTAATTCAAATGCATCGAAAGACATATCTTGAATCAATTTGTTTTTAATATACGAATGTTTCTTTTCCTTACCTATGCGACGTAAGAATGCGAAGTAAATAATTTGAGTGAAATATGCGAACGGATTGCTCGACTTATCTGGGTCAAAATTATCAAAGTAATTAATACAGTTCTCGATACCATCGAGAATCATATCATCTTTGTAAGTATAATTGATGAAGTTTGGTTTATAAGAAAGGTGCGTTGCAATTTTTAGAATGCACTCACCAAGATAATTTGGGATAATTGGTTTGGGTAAACCCTGTTCCTCTGCTTCTTTTACACTTTTCTTATATTCTTTGATTGCTGCTAAGAAGTCAGCGTTGTTTATGTAGTTTGCCACAAATCAAATCTCCTAATAACACGTAATAATATAAAGTATACTACAAATTGTTATAAATGTAAAGTTTTATTTCATTGCAAATATTGCAAGTATATGATTTGTTTTACATTTATTTTGAAAACCAGTAAACTTACGGTGTGGGGTTTGAAAGAAAAATTCAATGTATTGTATCATTACCATCAACAAAGTTTCTAACTTCTTCCTCTTCTTTCTTAGCAATAGCTTCTAGCATTCTAATTCTTTTTTTAATCTCTTCGTCTGATAGAGATTCAACTTCTTCCTCTTCCCAATCTAATTTTCTAACAGAACCATCTTCTCTCTGTTTAATTGGCACATGCTCTTCTGATTCATTTGCCAAACGAATATAATGGGGGATTAGTTGATGATGTAAATTTTTGATAAAAAGGATATTTCTTTTATTGAGAGTTAGAGAAGTATCTTCAGCGAATTTACAATATGGTGTAGCAGTTACATGTTCTTGTCCTTGCTCTGCTCCTAAAATTGGAAACAAACGCAAAAGCAAAGGAGTTGATATCTGAACATTATCATCAGTTTCATTTTCAAGCACAGCCATAACTTGTTCACCAGAAACAAGTTTAATTATGACGAAATGCTCTGTACCCCTTAACATATATTGACCTCCACTAATTTTACTTCAAATTGTTCTTCTGCGTAGGTTTTGTATCTCTCAGCAGCATGATTGAGTGTATGATTTTTCCAAGACTTCCAATGTAAATCATCAGCCAGATCATAAAGATTGCAGACATCTTTTCCTTCTTTTAATCTTAATCCTCTACCAATACTTTGTAAATTTCGTATCTTAGATTTAGATGGAGAAGCAAAAATAATGTTTTCAATTGAAGGTATATTAATACCTGTAGAAAATGTTCCGAACGAAGCAATAATTATAGCGTCATTCTCACCCTCAGTTATATGTCGAATTGATTCACGATCTTCCGTATCAACTCCACCATGGACAAAAAATACCTTTCTGTCTACATTAACTTTTTGTTTAATCATATCGAAGAGAACTTGTCCATGTTTTTCGACATACTGGAAAAGAACAAGAGTATTACCTTTTGATGCTACTGAAAGGTTACGTATAAATTTGTTACGCTTTTCGTTGGAAACTAACCAATCCATTTCTTCTTGGTAAGTATTGTTCTTTCTTTCTTTTCTAATCTCTTCAGAATATTTAAGAACTAGACATGTAATATTTAGGTTGGCGAGTCTTTGGGACTCCATTAATTGTTTAGTTGTGGTAACTTTGTGGACTGGACCAAACATTCCCTCTAGAACTAATCTATGAACTTTTTTATTATCAAGTGTCCCAGTAGTACCGATGCGATAACGAATGTTATCCATTTTTTCCATAACTAATGTTAAAGACTTGGCTTTGAACTGATGGGCTTCATCACCAAAAATAACGTCAAACTGTTTAAACCAAGCTCGTGGCTGTAAATAAACTGATTGCCAAGTTGTAATTAAAACATCTTTAGTGAAATCTTTAGTGAAACCAGAATACAGTTTCTGACAATGCGCAGAAACTTTCCAACCATTAGCAGTTGAATAATCTTCAAAGTCAGCGTATAATTGTTCTACAAGAGAAGTTGTTGGAACGATAATAATACATTTGCGATTATTATCAAGATGCCAGCGCATCGTTGTGTAAATAATGAATGACTTACCAGATGCTGTCGGGGAAAGAAGTAAAGTTCTCTCTTTATCTAAAGCATTGGCTACTGCATCAACTTGATAGTCCCTTATCTCAATAGGTTTACCACGACCATACGGATTAAGAGATTTTGCGTAAGATTTGATATCTTCGCTAGTAATATTGTTAGTGTTGATTACAGGAGTTTTATATTCTACTTCGTAGTTATTGCGAATACAAAATTCTTCAACATATTTGTATAAACCCACATAAAGAGTTTTTCTTACTTGATCATATAAGCGAACTTTACCATCCCACAATCTTGCTCGATACTGTGGCGTAAATCTTGCGCCTGGATATTCATATGTGAAGAAGTCTGATAATTCTTGTTCGATACTTGGTTCTGAAAATACACGAACATAAACTTCATCAAGTTTCTCTATTGATACTTTCATTAAAACCCTGCTAAAAACTTCTTCCACTCAACTGCGGTTTTAATTTGCCAGTCACGTGCTTTAATTTGTCCGAGAACAGATTCAAGAAAATAGATCATCGTTTCAAGATAATCAATTTTAATCTTCAACGTAACCAACTCACTATCACCCTGTAAAAATTCATCCATTTCATTCTTAAGAGGTTTAACACCTTGCCATTGTTGCCAGCCAAGATCTGTTAATTCATCACGAGATAACTCGCCACGATAGTAACGAAATTTATTCTTGCGCAGCAATGCATAATCTGCTTGGAGTTTGGTGTGTTTGAGTTTGGTGTTTACCAGAAGTTTAACATACTTAGCGTGCAACTTTGGTGTGGCTGTGGAATTTTCGCCGAGATAGTTATCATCTATCTCGCAATCTTTTTCCCACATTTGTTGTAATTCATCTAGAGTCATAATATCTCCACTTAGTCATAATAAGATTATACTACAATTGCCAATTTTTGTCAAATAAACTTGTAATATCCGTAGCGGAATGTTGCACTACCCACTAGGTAGTTTACATCTTGATTCGTTGATTGGAATGTTAATGAGGTTATTGATATAGGAAATGCGTCGTGAAATTGTATTGTTTGGATTGGATTGTTGTTGGAACCTAAAACAACAAGACTTGCGTCAGAATAATTTTTTGCAAGTTCTGATGTTCTTTGCAAATCTGCAGCATTTACGAAAGTTAAATATTGCGAATAATTTTCTGGGAAACCTAAAGCGACTATCCAATTATAGATGGATCTATAATTTTGCATATTCTCGTCTACTAAAAACTGAACATCTAATGTGTCATATGTTAATGTTTCACCAGGAATTGGTGCCACATTAAATGGGTTACCGAATTCAGGTGCACCAAGTGTTATTCCTGGAAGATTAACTTGCTGACAGAAAAAATTTATTTCTGGTAATTTGTTTATAGTAAACATAAAACCATTAGGCGATAATGGAGATATGTTACTAGGAATAGGACAAGAAATAGTATTATTATTCATCTTTTTGTTTTAAATGCTCTCGTAGGTCAAGAAGTTTTTCGTGCTCAATCATGTTTATAATGTTATTGGTTAAATCTATTTCTCTTCTAATCCAATACATTTTTTCATTAAGAATTTCTAATTGCTCTTCATAGTAACGTAATTCTTTCTCCTTCCTCGCACGAGTATCAAGGAGATCGGATAAAACTATAATTTTTACTTTATGTTCTTCCATACTATTATTTATAATAAAAAAAGGGGAGCCGAAGCTCCCCTCTTAAGTACCGATCTCTGTCGGTTTAATAACTTAACAAATTACATTAAGTTAGTAACAGCTACCTTGCGGTAGTAGATGTTAGTGCCAGAGGACAAGCTAGTGAATGGGTTTGCAACCATGCCATAACGTGTCTTGAAACCAATCTTTGGCTGGAAAGTATTTGGATCAACTGCACGAACCATTTGTAGAGGAACGTATGGGCAGTAGAATAAACCAGCGTCAAATGCTGAAGTACCTTTGTAACCAACAACGAAGAACTGGCTAGCTGATTGGTTAGCAGAATATGGATCAACATAAACTTTATACTTACCGTTTAGAACACCTGCGAAAGTAGTAGATGCTTCATCAACATTTAGACCAGTTGACAATGCTGGAGCATAGTCAAGAACACCAGCCATTGCTAAAGCAGATGCAACATCGCTTGAGCAGATGATGAAATTACCACGACCACGACGAGTAGTCTGTGCAATAGCGTTTGCTTCACGCTCGATCTGGAACAATAGTCCCTTGAATTTCTCAACAGACCAACGACCATTTGAGTCAACGTCCATGTCGAAAGTACCAGCAGTTGCAGTGTTAACTTCTGCGCCAGTTTTAGCAGCAGCATAAACAGTACGTACAACTTCACGGTTAATTTCAGCTTGGATTTCTGAAGAAAGAATGTTGCTCAATTCGCCTTCAGCATCAAGACCATGAACTGCTTTCAAGTCTTGTGCAAGTTCAACAGTGTATTCTGCTTTCAAAGCACGAGTTTGTGCAGTTACAGTTGTCTTCTCGATAGAGAATGCCATCTGATTGAAAGTAGTTGCGCCACCTAGATCTTCTGCGTTAGCAGTAGTGATACCAGTACCAGTGGTATAAGCACCAGAAACTGGGTTAGAACCAGCGTGAGTGCCAGTACCAGCGAAGTCAGTATCTGCTTCGTTGAATAGAGCCTCAGTACCACTCTGAGAAGTATAGCGTGACTTCATTGCGAAGATCAAGCCAGTTGGTTGAGTCATTGGCTGAACACCAGCGATATCATAAGCGATAAGCTGTGGAGCAGCACGACGAACTAGAGCGATCAATACTGGATCGTAACCAGCCATTTGTGCATTAGTACCAGCACCACCTAAAGCGATACCTGCACCACCTGCGTTAGCTGGAGCTGCTTCGAAAAGAGCTTGTTGCTCTTTAGCCATCTCACGCTCTTGGTTTTCTAATAGAACTGCAGTAACTTCTTTACGATAGCTGTCTGCAATCTTTGGAGCATTCTCAGCTTCTAGAACTGGTGCCCATTTTTTTAATAATTCTTGACGATTCATTTAAGTTTTCCTTTTGAAAAAATTAAGACTTACGGTTGAGAGCAGATAGATACTTTGCCATTACTGGGTCAATTTTCTTTTCCTCAGTTAAAGTTTCTACTGGCTCGTCAGTTACCACGGATGTTACTTCCGCTTGTTGCTTGGTAGTAAAGTAATTCTCACGAATTGTCTGAACTTTTGATTTAAAAGTGTCAGCGTCTTCATAAGAAAGTTCTTCTGCTAAACCTTTTAGTTTTTCTACTTCAGTATCAGTTAAACCCTCGCATGCAGTTTCAACGATTTCGTTACGTTTTAGTTCGCCGATTGTTTTATTCAATTCGACATTAGCAGCAACTTGCTCGTTTAACTTTGCTTCGAGTTCTTCAACTTTACTTTCCATTGAACCTAATACATCGAACTTCTCTTCTGGAATATCGATATAGTGTTCTTCGAAAAGACCTTTAAGTCCAGCAACAAATCCTTCAAGGATTTCGGACTTCATACCATGCTCAAGGGCTATTTCATTCTGTGCAATCCACTGCTCAACTACGTAGTCGAGATATCCATCAACCTTTTCAACAAGACCCTCTGCAATCTTTGCAGCTTCTTCTTCAAGACGTGCTGCGTATTCTTCTTCGATACGTGCTACTTCTGCTTTTACACGAGTAGTAACAGCTGCTTCATAAATGGTAGTTGCTTTAGCACGGAACTCTTCAGAGAGTTCTTCACCATTCATAAGAGCATCAATATCTTCTTTTACACCTTTGATTGGAAGATGGCTGGCTTCAGCTGCTTCTTCGTCTTCATTGGCTTTATTCTTAGTTTTAGAAGTTCCACCTTCAGCTGCTTTCTCTTGATCGACATTGTTTTTAGCATTGTCTGGATTAGCAGGAGGAGTGGTTGGCTTAACTGCTTCTTCAGCAACAGTCTCGTCCTCTTCTACAATAGTTTCTTCCTGAGTGTCAGCGACTTGTTGCTCGAGAGCAGCAGCTTTTGACTCAGCAAGAATTTCAGCGATTTTTTGTTCGATTGACATCGTTTTCTCCTAACTGGATAGTTCTATGTAATTATTTATTATTTATCTGATTTTAGTCAGAAAATTTTGGAAAGCACGTAGTTTGGCTTCCTCTAGATTGCGAGATGAAGTCTTCTTAATGATAGCTCTTACTTCATCAATCTGCTTTTCCACAAACTTTCCATCAACAAATACCCACTCCCTACTTTCCATAATACCACGTACGAAAGCATCTGGAGCGGATGGGTCAGCAACGATGTCTGCTGCAGTAGACAGCATAAAGTCATCCTGAACCACTTGAACACCCTCTTTGTTCATTTGTAGAGAACCAAGTGCTCTTGAAGATACTCCTAAGTTTGCACCACCATCTAAAAGACCTTTGGCGATTTGACCCATTGGCGTATCTAAAATCTTTGCTTTACCAATATAATTTGTGCCTTCTTTGTGTAGATCAACTATTAAATGGGATACACGATCTAGATTAATAGATGGTGTATCTGGATGACCTAATTCGCCATATGCACGATTTTGCTTAACGCATTGTTCCATGTAACGACCAACTTCTTTATCCATAACTGCTTCTGGATAAGAGCGACCATTACGATTGGTAATTTCTGATTGAAGGAAAACACCTTCAATATAATACTGTTTACCTTTACCTAATTTATCTTCGGTAATAAGATTTACAGATTCTGTAACTTCTCTAATTAGTTTCATTGTTAGCTCCCTACTACTGCTGGGTTGTCATAAGAACCAAACTGAGCAGTTTCTACTTTAGTTGCATATCCACTAACTTTACGTAATGTCAAATAGATATGGGCTTCAGCACCAGAGATAGCAACAACGATATCGCTACTATTTTCTGTATTATCTCTAAATCCCTGCCCTTCAAAATCAAACAAGGATGCATTCTCTCCTGCAAATGCTAATACTGGAACTGAGTTACGAACTACAGTTACAGCAGAACCTAAAAGACCAGTTACCATAGCAGTGCAAATATCAACTCTTTGAGTTGCGCCATCTAATGCTTGAGTAGATGCTAAACAATCAGTTTGTAAATCGATGGTAGCATTACCAGCTGTTCCAGCAATCTTTACGATTGTCTCTTGATTGGTATTTTTTATAATTGTCTTTGTGACAGCCATTTTTATTCCTTAATCTTATTAACTACGTTAAAGAAGTTGTCTTTCGTTTCACGCATATATTCAACAACGTCTTTATGATTTGCCAATAAATTATTTAGTTGTTCTTGCGTTTGTTCATCAATCGCAACTATACTGCCATCTTTTAATTCGTAGTGTAACTTACTCTCAATCAGGGAGTCTAGTTTATTAAGTTTTCTAATTTCTTGAACAACTGGATCTACAGTAAAAATTTTAGAAGAAGCAAGTTCGAGGTATGATTCTATTAGAGTATCTGTAACTTTAATATCGTGATGTTCTTTAATAATATTAGCGATACGATTTTCTGAAATCTCTTCGTATTGTTTTTCTATAATCTCGTCTTCTATCGCTTCTGAGCAGTGTTTATTTTTAATGTATTTTCTTGCTTCTTCCAAACTCTTAAAATTAGTTTCTTCTTTATCTACAAAAATAGTCCCATTAATATTTTGTATTAAATGTCCATAAGAGCGAATGGTTTCATCCGCACCAGAAATAGTTTTTGTAAATTCTTTATAAAACATTATTTTCTAGACTTCTCTGGGTGCATACCATAATATGCACCGAGTGCTCTTTTAATTCTTTGTTTCTTTGTATCTCCAGCAAATTTAGGATCATCGCTATGAACGAAGTCACTAATTACTTTACTTGCTGGTGTTTTCTTTGTAAGAATCTCATCTAACTGCTTTTCAGTCATTGCGTCAATTTGTTCTTCAGTTAGATCAAATTCTTCTTCAACAACAGGCGCAGGAGTTTCATCGGTAATTTCAGCTGCAGGTGTTTCTTCAGTTTCAACTGCAGTTTTAAACATACCTTGTGCAACAGTAATGCGCATATCATCCAATTTGGCTGAAATTTTTTCTGCCATAGTTGCATTAAATGCATTCTCTGTTTCTACTGCATCACCAGCAGCGATTGCAGAAATTAAATTTTTTACATTATCACTCATACTATATCTCCTTCTTTATTGTTGGTCAGGTGATACTTCATTACCACCCATACCATTATCAGCTAAATGCTGTTGCTGTGCAACTTGCGTTACTGCAGCTAATCTACCTTGTTCGTCAGCCAACTGCATTTGTTCAATCTTGTCCTCAGTCATTTCTTTCTGCATAATTTCAATTTCTTCATCAGTCTGCCCAAGAACATTCTTACGGATCCATGTGCTAGAATAGAAACGACCAATATAAGGTTCTACTTGTTGTAAAGCAGCTAATCTTTGCAACAATAACTCATTATCTTTTAATTCAGTGAAATGATTATCTTGTTGATAATCATATTGTATTGCTTGTTCAATAGTAGCCCATTCTTCCTCACGAATAACACCCTTAGCAACCAATTGAACACGTAATGCACCACTAAACAATCCAGAAAACTTTTTACGTAGACGAGCAATAAACTTATTAAATTTAATCTCATCACGTGTAATCTCAGTAGTTCTACCAAGAGAGAAACCAGTAGCTGGTTGCAATCTTGATAATGGCACGTTTAATGCCTGATATAATTTAGTTTGGAAATATTGAATATCAGCAATATCTCCCAAATTCTGTCCACCTGGAAGAGTTGTAATTTCAGTTCCTTTACCACCCTCACGACGTGGCATCCAGAAGTCTTCCATCATACTTAAATGACGACGATCGTCACGAGTCTCTCCAGTTGTTGCATCATAAACAATTTTATTTCTAAACTTGTTCATAATGTCATTGACGTATTGTTCTGCTTTTAATTTTGGCAGGTTACCAACGTCAACATAAAACACACGTCTTTCTGGAGCACGTGAAATGCGGTAAATAACTACCGCATCTTCAATCATCTTTAACTGGTTTGTTGGCTTAATTGCTTTATGCAAATAAGACATCATCATACCAGTATTTTGATCTACTACTCCAGAAGGAGTATAGATAATTGAATCTAGCGAGAGTTTGATTCCCTGTGTAGTATTCTCTTGAATACCTTTATCATTATACAGGTAAAACTCTTCATTTTTAACTACAACATCAACACCCTGTGGTGTTCTTTTCTTTTCAACTTTTTTAATTTTGCGAATCTTGCGAGGATCCACATAACGCAATTCTTGAATACCTAATTTTGGTTGATTAGGATCTATTAAAATATTATAATAAACTCTTCCATCAATATACCACTGACGAAATATATCATGACCTTTATCATCAAAATTTAATAAACGAAGAACTTCATCAAACTCTGTTCTAATTTTACCCTTAATTGACTCAGATAATTTAACTTTATCCAAGTTAATCTTTACAGCTTGATCATCTGGTTCAGCAATAATTGCTTCGTTTACAATGTCTTCAATCGCAGCATCACAATCAGCATAAAGAGAAGTTTCTCTATAACGACGAATAAGATCGTTCTCATTCTTAACGATCGTATCCATATCCATGACCATGCCATAATAGCCTGTCGCAGAAGTAGATACGACTGTAGAGCCATCGTCAGAGATCGGAGTTACTACTGTTCCGATCTCTTTTTCTGGCTGCTTGCGTTTTATCTCAAATCCAAAAATTTGCATAATTAAAAACCCTAATTATATAATTAAATTGGTAGTGGGAAACTACCGATTGGTGTATCAACAGAAACATTAAGATTGATACCACCACCCTCAGTTGCATTAGAAGTAAAGTAGTTAAATTGAAACTCTACATCAAACTGTTCGATCTGATTTTGCTGATCGTAGTCTAATGCGATTGGACCAATTAGTGTTGGGAACGCATCAACGAACTTATAGCTCTTGATAATTGCACCACCACGATCTAATTGATGAACTTGTAAATCTACTTGGTAATCACGTGGGTTAGTTCTTCCGTCAGTGTTACTATAACTTTGAATACCAGCTTGCCATTGTTCCATAGCATTGCGAATATTGAAAGTAGTATCGTTGTAAATTGAAACAGTCCAAGGTGCAAAATTACGCTCGCCTGCAAAATTTACTGGACGTCCTTTATAGAGAACTTGAATATTCTCAATAGTAGACGCTGGTAACTGAGCAGACTTACATAAGAACTGAGCACGTTGACCAGCAACGATACCTAATGGTACGTAAGAAGGAAACACTAATTCAACACGGAACTGATTTGGGCGTGCACCGCCACCAATCATTTGTGCTTTAAAATCAGCGATATTTGCCATTTAATTCTCCTTTGTTCTTTCTTTATTTAGTCTCTTAGCCACCAATCTCGCTGAAGTTAATTCCAGAACGAGCAGCAACGAAGTTAAGAGTAATAAAGTTGATAGAACGTGCTGGCTTAATAAAGATATCAGCAACGAATTCATTGCGATCAATAACTTCACCAGTGTTGTTAGAATCATCACACTTAACTACGAAGTCAGTGATACCACGACGACCTTGTACGTCACGTAGGAATGGCTCCACTAAGTTCTTGAATTGAGCACGAGTAAACGCATCGTTAAACTCAAATAACTGATACTTAGCAGCAGTTGCAATTGCTTTCTCAAGAACAATAAACAGACGACGCACGTTAATGCGATCAAATGCACTTGGTTTAGCCAATAGAGTTTTGTCACCGAATAGAACAGTGCCATCTCCTGGGAAAGTAACAACTGGGTTAATACCATTCTTGTATAGATTATCACGATCAGTTTTATCAAGAGCAACAGCTAATTTAACTACGTTCTTGATTTGACCACGATTTAAACCACCTGGAGACCACCAAGCATCGTTAGTGTAATCAGTACGAGCACATAGACCAGCAATGTCACCATTTAATGGAACATAACGATATTTGTCATTATAACGATCATATTGATATTTGTAACCAGAATCAAGCACAGCATAAGAAGTGCTTGTTAACGCATTGCGATAAGCAATAATTTTGTTTACTGCATCATCACCACTATTAGAAGTGCTAATGATATCAGTAGTAGAAATATCTTGTGGGGAAATGAAGACTACGCAATCTCTTCTACTTTCTGCGATAGCGATAACAGCATTAGCAACAGTTGGAGATGCTTTTCCAATTGGAATTAATGAGATGTCATAACTTGCATCATCACTGAAAATGTTCCATGCTGTAATACGCTCGCCATCAGTTGCAGTTAGGTCATCTAAACCACCTGCCAATGAACGAGATACAGCTGCAGAGTTTGCAAATGAAGTTCCTGCAATATTATTACCCCAGTTGGTTCCACCTGTTGGGTGATCCATCCACCAGATATACTGAGAACGTGAATTGATTACATCTTTGTAATAGTTGTTTGTTCCGTCAAATTTCTTAGCATCACCTGCTTTGGATACATAAGCAAATTTTTCTAGGATAGTTCCTGGAGTACCAGTCCATAATCCGTCTTCATCAACAATGATTACGTGTAATTCGTCATTTGCGCCACCAACAGAAGCAGCAGCGTCAGATGTTCCTGGAGCAGTATCAAACTCATCTTTGTATGTCCATGTAGCGAAACTTGAAGAGTCTGCTAAAGAAACTTTTAATGAGTTACCCAATGTTCCTGGATATTTTGCAGCAAATTCACCAACAACACCAGCACCAGCAGCATAAGTTACTAGATAATCATTTTCGTTATTAATTTTTACGCCACCAGTTGTAACAACTGCAGTAGCTGCAGCACCTGATCCACCACCACCTGTTAATGTAACAGTTGGAGCAGAAGTATAACCAGTACCACCATTAGTTACAGTGATACTTGCAACAGTAGTAGCAGAAAGAGTGATAGCACCGACAGTTGCGCCAGTACCAGTACCAGTAATAACAGCAGTTGGTGCTGTAGTGTATCCAGATCCACCGCTAGTGATA